TGTTAAATTTCGCAGCAAAAACACCATTTGAAATAAAAGAAATTGGACCTACTGTAAAAAATCTTATAGCGGTAGGAATAGGAGCAGATAACGTACTTGATACATTAAAATCACTTGGTGATGTTGCTGCTGGAGTATCTCAACCAGTAGGCAGGATAGCTTATAATTTCGGTCAAATAAAAGCACAAACGAAAGCTACAGCAAGAGATTTAAAAGATTTTGCAGTAATGGGAATACCGATATATGATGAACTTGCAAAAATGTTAGGTAAAACTAATGCTGAAATAATGGATATGACATCAAAAGGTTTAATAAAATTTGATCTTGTAGATCAAGCATTCAAGAAAATGACTTCTTCAGGTGGAAAATTCGATAACTTAATGGTAAAACAATCTAAAACTGTAGGTGGTATGTGGTCTAATTTTCTTGATTTGATAACTTTGACAGTCAAGGATTATGAAAAAGAACTTATACCTATGTTTAAAGGTATCATAAACTTTTTAATAAAATTATTAGAGTTATTTAAAAATGGTTTATCTCCTACTATGAAAAGAACACTTTTTGTATTAGCTGGATTAACAGCAGTGGTAGGACCGTTAATTCTTGCATTTACATTGCTTGTTAATATAGGTATGGCTGTAAGAACTGCTTTACTTGCTGTTTCTGCTGCTGCAAGAGTAGCTAATATGTCAACATCTTTATTCTTGTTAAAATTTGCTTTAATGGGAGTAGCTTTAGTAGGTTCAATAGCTCTTGCGATAGCTTTATTTGAGGATATTACAATATACTTAAAAGGAGGTAATTCATTAATAGGTAGGATAATTAATAGATTTAATGAGTTAAATAATAAATTAAAATCAATGGGATCATTTACTTTAAATCAAGTAAAGAATGTATTAAAATCATTAGATAATTTATTACAATCACAAGTAGATTTTTGGGTAGGTCTATTTATGGGTAAATGGAAATTTGCTCTTGAAAGTTTAAAAAATATATTTATTAATGCATTTAAAACTATAGGTAATATATTAGGAGTAGCTATACAACCAATATTGGATTTAATTAATATAATTTCCGGAAGTAAACTTGATGTATCAAAAGTAGGTAGTGGTATATCATCAATGAGAAAAGCTACATCTAATAGTTTTGATCCTAAAAAATTTGCTGGAATGAGTGGATTTCAAGCAGCATCTACAAGTTTTAAAACTAATGTTAACCTAACTTTACCAAATAATCCTACACAGGATCAAATGGATAAAGTAAGTAGTAGTGTACAAAGTACAATAGATGAAGCAATAAGTAAAGCATCAAGAAACCTTGTTTTAGCTTATCCAGAGGTAGAATAAAGTATGCTTAATATATTAACAAATAGACATGATCAATCTAAAATAGGAAGTTTAGTAGTTGAAGTAATCACAGAGGAAAATCATGAATATAAAAATGATGTTACTATGTACCCGGTGGAGGCAGGTTTTGAAATTACAGATCATGTACACAGGAACCCAGAAGAATACACAATGACAGGTATAATATCAGATACCCCTCTACCACAGAATATTGGAAACCTTACCGAATTCATAAAAGGAATGGGGGAGAATAGGACACAAGTAGCTCTTGAAAAATTATTATCAATAGTAGGAAGAACACTACCAAAACAGGAAAAAATTTTAGGTGTTGAGGAAAGAGGTTTAACCACTACTGATACATTGATAACTCCAGAAAGAACAGAAAGTCCTAAAATAATTGATATAGTAAGTGGATTAAGGATTTATACGAATATGATATGTACATCATTATCAATACCAAGAAACCCAACCACTGGAAGAAGTTTAAGATTTTCTGCATCATTCCGAAAAATATATACAATAGAGTCAAATATAATATCAATCGATAAAACAGATGATTTAGATGGTAAAGCTCCAAGAGTAGATAATCAAGCACCAAAAACAAAAGATACTGGAGTACAAACAACTTCTCAGCCAAAAAGCGCTTTAGCTTCAATTTGGGATGGGATAAGAGGTAGATAATGCCAGTAATAATACCTATGAAAAATTTACCATCATTTACTGAGGAAGTTACTTTAGATAATACACCTTATATTTTAAGATTTGATTATAACGCAAGAGGTGAAGATTGGTATATAACATTTACAGATAGGGATGAAAATGTAATAGCTTCAGGTATAAAATTATTATTACATTATGAGTTAATCCATGATTATCCGGATATAGGTTTACCAAAAGGGGAATTGTGGGTATTTGATAGTACTGATGATACTTCTAATCCAGGAAGAGAAGATTTTAATAATGAAAGATTAAGTTTAGTTTATTATACAGAAGATGAATTATGAAAATTAATAGAATAGTAAAAGCTAAAATAGGAGTACCTGGAAAAACTGGATCTGAATTTACAGGTTTAAAGATGTCATTTAAAGTTGATAAATCAGAAAGCTCAGATTCTAATACATGTAGTTTCAGTATTTTTAATTTGAACATTGATTCAAGAAATAAAATAAATGTTGATGATGCTGTTTTATATTTATATGCTGGTTACTTAAACGATGTAGGAGATGAATTAATATTTACTGGAGATATAAGTTTGATCAGTACATCAATAGAAAGACCTAACATTATAACTAAAATAGAAGCTAAAGATGGGGAGAAAAAGTTAAATGATACTAAATTATCAGTATCATTTAAAGAAGGGGCATCAATAGCTCAAGTAGTGCAGAAAGCTTTCGATAAATTAGATTTACCGATAAAAACAAAATCATTACTTGATCCATTAAAAAATATAAAATTCAATAATGGTAGTGCATTCATGGGGAAAGCTAAAAATCTACTTGATATATTATTTGCTGGTGTAGGTATGGACTGGTCAATACAAAATGGTGAAATAAAATTTTATTATAGTAATAATACTGATAATTCTTTTGCAGTAGTGTTAGACTCTTCCTCATTAGTAGGTAGTCCCGAAAGAATTAAAATAAAAAAAAGTAAGAAAGATTCTTCTCCAGAGGTAGATGGATGGAAATTTACTTCTCTATTATCACCGAAAGTGGAACCTGGAGGTACTGTAATAGTAACAAGTAGAGAGATTCCTGAAAGAAGTAACTTTAAAGTTTTAAATGTGGAACATAATGGAGATTCATTTGAAGGTGAATTTTTAACAAGAATTGAAGCAATACAAATATGAGTAATACAAGTAATGTAACTTTCCCAGAAGCAGTAAGAATAGCTATACAAAGTTTTATAGCTGATGTAAATGTATGTTTACCTGGAAAGATAATAAAAATACTTGATGCTAAAAAACGTAAAATTTCAGTACAACCTGAAATTAAAAGAGTATATCTTGATAGTACGGAGCTTGAACCTCCTATTATTGAAAATGTACCGTTAAAATATACTGGTAGTAGTGAATCTATATTACACTTTCCTATAAAAATAGGAGATAAGGTAATAATAATATTTTCTCAAAGATCACTTGACAATTGGTTATCTGATGATAAATTAACTACTCCTGGTAAAAGAAGAATGTTTGATATAACTGATGCAATAGCAATACCTGGAATACAATCATTCAAGGATGATCACCCTTTGATTGATAATGAAAATGATTTAGTTTTAAGAACTACTAATCATGATTTACATATAGATACAACATCAAAAAAGGTAGTTATAAATAATGATGTTGAGGATTTAGCTACATTAATGAAGGATTTACTTAATGAAATAATAGCTATTCAAACTGTAGGTAGTCCACCACAACATGTATTAAGTCCTACATCTATTACTAATTTTACAGCTATTAAAACAAGAATAGCATTACTTTTACAGGAAAATTAATAATGGCAGTAGTAAAAGCAACAATAAAAGCAGCATTATTAGTTCTTTATGATCAATGTGATACAGGAGCTGGTATCGATAAAGATGCTTTTGCAGATGGTTTAGCAGATGTTATCAGAAATGCTATACTTTCAGCAACTGTTAATACTACTCTTACTCCAGGGAGTGCGACAGCTACAGATCCTATAAGTGGGCCGTTACCGGTAGTAGGGGGAGCATCTACAGGAGGATTAACTTAATGTTAGATTTAAAACTTGACTCTACACATGATATAGATTTAAGTTCTTATGATCTTGAACTAATAAATGATCTTGATAGACTTGAACAGAAAATTAAGATTGTTCTATTATTCTTTTTTGCTGAGTGGTTTTTGGATACCACAGTAGGAATCAAATATCATGAAGTAATTTTTGTAGCTAATCCGAATTTAACATTAATAGATAGTTTGTTTAAAGCTGCAATTCTTGAAATTGATGAGATACAAGAATTAATTGCTTATGATTCAGTACTCAATAAAACAAGTAGAAGTTTTTCATTGACATTTACAGTAAAATCAAATATAGGACAATTAACAACTACACAGGATATAATATTATGAGTTTTGGAGTACTTTCTACAGGATTCTCAATTAAAAGACTATCAGATATATTAGATGAGATAGAAGAATCACAAAAAGCAGTATTCGGAGCAGTAGATACAAGCTCTGAATCAGTATTAGGTCAAATTAATGGAGTTTTTGCTAATCAAGCTGCTGAGGTATGGGAACAGTTACAAAAATCATACGATGCAGCATCTCCTAATCTTGCAGATGGTTTAACGTTAGATTATAATGTAGCTCTTAACAGAATTACAAGACTTGCATCATTAGCAACTGAGGTTGAAGTAGGATTAAAAGGTACTAATGGTACTATTGTAACTCAGGGAACACAAGTAAGTTCTAATACTGATGGATCTTTATTTCAATTAAAACAAGATACAACAATAACACCATTAACACAAGTAAAAATTGCTGTAGCTGTAAAAAATGTAGTTAATAGTACTTTATATACAATAACCATTAATACTACTAATTATACATATACTTCAGATAGTAGTGCAACTGCTGACGAAATAGCAACTGGACTTGAAGCTGATATTACAGCAGATTCTGGAGCAGCAGTAACAGCTCAAAATATTGGTAATGGTGTAATAATGATTACTACAAAATCATTATCATTTGATACTGCTTATGATTCTAATTTAGAACATTATACTATCAGTGATTTTGAATCTGTAGAACTTGGTGAAATATTAGCTGTATCAGATACATTAACAATTATAGAAACTCCATTAGTAGGATTAGATGAGGTAAATAATTTTGAAGATGGCATAAAAGGTAGAGAACCAGAAACTGATACTGAGCTTAGAATAAGAAGATTACAGAGTTTGCAAATTACTGGAGCTGGTACACTTCCAGCAATGGTAGCAAGAATGCTTAATGATGTAGATAACGTAACAGTAGTAAAAGGTTTTGAAAATAGAACTGATGCAGTAGATGGTGACGGTAGACCAGCTCATTCTCTTGAAATAGTAGTAGTAGGAGGGGATGAAACAGAAATATGTAATAAGATATGGGATACTAAACCAGCAGGTATACAAACTCACGGTAATGATTTTAGAGATATTACTGATGGTAATGGTGATACACAAAGAATATATTTTTCAAGACCTGTATATCAATATGCATGGATAATAGCAAATATTACCCTTTACAGTGAAGAAACTTTTCCCAGTGATGGAGTAGACCAAATAAAAGAAAAAATACTTGAATATGGTGATTCTTTAGATATAGGTGAGGATATAATTCCAGGTAGGTTTTATGTTCCGATTTATGAAGTTCCAGGAGTAGATACTATAGCTATTACTATTGCTATAACTGCTACTCCAGGTGGAACACCTTCATATGGTAGTACTAAAATATCTATAGATTCTGATGAAATATCAAAATGGGATTTAACAAGAATAACAGTTAATATAGTATAATAAACAATATCGGAAAGGAAAAAATAATAATGTCCAATTATCACATACTTAAATCTAATATTCATTTATCAATTGTTGATGTAGCTTTTCACATACCCGTACCTGATGAAAATAATTCTGCTGGTGTTTCACTTAGATTAGCTGTGAAATATAAATATCAACATAATAAAACTGATAATTTTTCATCAGTACCTAATTTAGAAACTGATTTCCCTACAGAATACTCAAATATACAAAATGGTGTTATATTTGAAAAATTTGAATCATATCAATTCTCTAATGCTAATTTAACTTTACCACAGAAGAGAAGCGAAATTGACAATAAATATACTGAGTATACCACTTCAATAGTAGATGATTTGAGAAAAACTTTAAAATATTATCGTTTAGATAGAAATGTACCTTAAAGGAGGTAAAAAATGTCTTTTCCTGAAAATGTAACAATTATTAATGATAACAGACCGTCAGAAGAATTATATAAAACTTCTGGTTTATATGTTGGAAGTGATACCATAATAGCAGCTACTGAATTATATACTAATGATATATTAATAAAAAATGAAAACAGTCAAGCTAAAGTAACTGTAAGATATAAACCTGTAAGTGGTATAGTAGATGCTTTAGAAATGTACTTGTATGATAGAATTGACAATAATATTTGGGAAGATATAGAAAAATCTATTTATTCTGATACATTAGAGAAATCAGCTAATGAAATATTATTTACTTATACTATAAGATATAGTACTCATGGAGCTGGTTATTATAGATTTGGTTTTAAATCTGCTGGAGGTACTACAAGTTATAATTTATTAGTTACTGTAAAATATAGTCAAAAAGAACTTTTCGGTAGTTAAAAATAAAAGGATTTTAAAATGATTGTATCAAACCAGAAACCTAATATTGATACTGTTTTAAATGATCAACATGAACACTCAAAAGGTTTACAAGCAGCTTTTCTATTTAATCAAAAAGGTGAAAAGGTTTTTGATTATACCAGGAAGAAAAATGATTTGAGTATTACTAATGCTTCGTGGGTTGCTGATGGTTTACAATGTAACGCGAACGGAGAGTACGCTTTACTTGGCAATACTAATCAAGTTGTCAATTCCGATAGGGGAACGGTTATACTTAGATTTAAGTCATTAGGCGCTATTACTGACGGTATAATACGAGTTATATTTGGGCGATGGGGTATGTCTTGGTCCCCCGGTGATTTTGCAATTTTTAAGTATTCAAATGGCAATGTATATTTTGGACTTAGAAGCGGTGCTGATCTAAGGTACGCATACTATGCAGAAAGTAACTTTACAACCTGGACTACTGGCATACAAATTGCCGTTAAATGGGATAAAGACAATACAGTATCCGGATCAAATTATTTAGCAATGAACGTAAATGGTGTTAATATACCATCAATAAGTGGAGTTTTAACACCAGGATGGAATAGTTTTACTGTAGGGAGTATGGCAATTGGTAATGATTTTGATGATACCACTCGACACTCTAATTGTATCTTTGAGTACATATACCCTTATAGTACAGTTCTTTCAGATGATGTATTGAAAAGTATACACAGAAAACCTTACGATAATTTTTATTTTTAAATAAAGGAAAAATATTTATGCAATCAGTAAATCTTTTTAGAAATCCAAATGGTGATTTTGAATTAATATTCCCATTAATTGATATAGCTTTAGCTGATGAAAGTTTTGTAACTGGTAAAGCTTCGGAACTTGATTCAAATACTGTTATAATAATATATCATAATGCTACTGTATGGACTACCGCATCATTTGCAAGCGGTACTCCGGTAGAAATTGGAGGTTCAACTGGAGTATATCATATTACTATCTTGAATAGTTGGTTTACAGCAAGAGATGAAGATTACCCAATATTTATTAAAATAGAAGATGATGCAGGATCAAAAACATGGAAAACTATCCCTATCACTATTGAAGGTAAACTTAAACTTGAAAAATTAGAATTAGAAGCAGGTAATGTTAATCACCCATCAATGAAAGTTATAGGACTTGAACTTGAAAGTAGTACCGGACAAGAAGCGTTTAATTTAAGAGATCCAAATGGTTCCGGCTGTTTAAATTTATTTGCTGATGGTAATAGTTGTATAAATATAGATCAATATGATGATAGTTATCCAGGAATTTTAATTGGAGCTGAGGGTGATGCTGTTCAGATTTCATCATGGAATAAAAAAGGAGTATATATACAAGGTTTTGACGGCTCAGCAGTAAAATTAGAAGGATACGGGACTGAACCAGTTTTAGATATTAGTGCTGAAGATAATCAAACAGCTATGAACATACAAGCTCAAGGAACTGGTAAAGCTATAAATGTTGAAAATAATAATGGTACTAATCCTGCTTTTGATATTAATAATGCTGGAGCTGGTAAAGATATTAATGCAACTGAATTAAGTAATTTATTAAAATCAACTGATTCAATTGATGGTACTACAGTATCAACAATATTGTCAATTATGAAAGCTGCAATAATAGGACGTTATAAAAAAGATACCCCAAGTTCAGGTCAATTAACATTCTATGCAAATGATAATACTACACCATTAGCTATTGTTACATTAACTGATACTGAGAGAACAAGAGATTTACCAGTTTAATTAATAAAGGATAAATTTTGACAATACCATATAATAGAATTTCTAAAACATCAACATTCGGAATGATACAAGATTCTGAAAATCCTTTAGATTCATATGTATTATTTTCTCTTGGATGGTTTGAAGGTACACCTTTACAAGATGATACGATTACTGATCATTCAGAAAGAGCAAAAGCATTATTAATAGAACAATTTGAAGAATCGGAAAAATTAAAAGCTCTTATAGGTGTATATGTAAATCAAATACAGGATATAGAATTCACTATATCTGATATAATCAGTTCAAGAAATATAGAAAAAGCTACAGGAAATAGTCTTGATATAATAGGAGAAAGAGTAGGGGAATCAAGATCTTTTAGATCTGATACTGATTATAGGATAGCTATAAAATTTAAGATATATCTTAATACATCAAACGGAGAACCAGAAACAGTAATTGAAGCTTTAAAAACGTTCGCTCAAGCAAGTATAATACATTACACAGAACCAGCTCCAGCAACTGTATTATTATATTATCAATCTGATATAATCCCTCCTTCAGGTTTAATACAAAAAATAGAACAAATTTCACCTGCTGGTGTGAAAATAATGATAGGATATATAAGTAATCTTGATAATGGATTTTCTTTTGATGGGGAGGGTGGTTATCCTCCTTATTCTAATACTGGTGGTTTCGGGGAAAAAAATAATAGTGGTGGTGGTCAATTTATGGAATTATTATCATAGGAGGTAATTATGGCAAAACCTACAACCAAATTTCAATGGGCTAGTAATTTAGTAGTAGATCCGTTAACAGGAGAGAATAATAGGAATGCTCCAGGAACTACTGAACAACAAAACGGTTTTGTTCCTGCTTTTGTTTACCCATTAAGGCAATGGGTTAATTGGTTATTTTATATAGTTGGTTTATGGTTAGATTGGTTAGATACTGAATTAGAGCCACAAGTTAGTAATAATACGTCAGATATAATTATGAATGGTACAAGTATAGGACTTAATTCTACTGATATAGCTACTAATGCAAGTGATATTGCTACTAATGCAAGTGATATTGCTACTAATGCAAGTGATATTGCTACTAATGTAAGTGATATTGCTACTAATGCAAGTGATATTGCTACTAAATCTACTAAAGATAGTGGAAGTATGTCTTGTAAAATCACAACATCATATTTAACCGCTGAAATTACCTGGATCACAACTTGGCAAAAAAATGAAAATGTAGTTACAATTACTTTACCTCAACAAATAGGAGTCTCTAATAGTACAAGCTTAAGAATAGATTATAATGGAACACAGTGGCCTTCTGAAATTATACCACCATCAACAAGACATGTACCTTTTGCTATCTCTTCAAATGGTAATTATCATCTTGGCACTATAATAGTCCCAAGTAGTACAACAGGTCAATTTGTTTTCTGGTGTCCTGATTCGAGTGGTAATTTAGGAGCAAATAATTTTAATGTTGCTGGTAATAAAGGAATTTTAATATGTTCTTTCACATATAATGTATAAAATAAATCCTCCCCAGTCTTTTGACTGCCTCCAGAGAACAGGGATTTTTAAAAATTTATTTCCCTGTTCTTTTTTTTTGCAATAAAAACGCAATACATACACATAGTATATAGAT